GCCCTTTAGCAATATTCTTAGCGTGTCTCGCCTTAAAAGACTCTCTACGCTTTCTGTCTGCATCTGACTCACCTGAAGTCTTAGGAGAGCCTGAGGTACCCTGTTCACCAAACCTAATTGTTTTTCCCGTGTCACCACTTTTAGCAACAACAACATGACTCTTAGTAGGGTGGCTAGGTGTTCTCTTAGGTTTATTCTAACCTGAAACACCAGCTCTAGTTAATCTTGAATCTTTCTCAGCCATACTACTTCCGCTTCTTAGCGGTCTTAGCAGACTCTTTAAAACTTTTATTTGTTGGAGCACCTTTAGTACCAGGCTTACGCATCTTTTCACCAGAACCTTCGGCTATACGTTTACGTTTAGCATGGATATTATCGTATAATCCTTGTTTTGTTGCCATAATATTTCTCCTTATAGCCAATTAGTTTCTATCTGTTGGAAGTTACCCATCTTCTGTGTAAAGGGTACATTAGTATTCTTTAATTTATCACCATGAGTTCTGATAACTTCCAGAGCAATAGCTAGGGCAATAACGGTATCATCATTATGACCAACAATAGCGTTAGTCCTTCCAGAATCATCTGCCACATAATTCATTAATTCCCCAATAACTAATCTTGAAGGAATCCAGATATCCTCGTTATCAATAGCATTCTTTAAGAATCCAATAATAGCTGGTTTAGATGCTGAGGTAGTCCTCCATCCAATCCTGTTACCTTCTTCTTTAGAAACATTAGCTAACTTAGTCTGATAGTACATATTAACGTACTGCATCTGTGTAAGCCTATTTAGAGTAGCAATACCCATAGAGTTAGATTCTACAGCTAAAAGAGCATTATTATAGTACCTACCCAGGTAAAACAAAAGATCTCCAAACTTAGAGGGATCAATCATATTATTCCTGTATACAGCACATACTTCTCTCTCTGCATTCATAACAATAGCAGCAGAAGAATCTTTACCTACTCCTAACGATACATCAGCACCAATAGCAAAGGAGTCTCCAAAGGTAGGATACTTAAAGATCTCTATCGATCCTCGATCCTTATCCTCCATCATATTAGACTCGAAATTAAACTCTTTAGAAGCTAATATAGGTTGAGGTATTAACTGAGAAAGTTTCTCAATACTAAATACATTAGCCCCTGAAACAATAAATGCTTCATCAGCTGTAGCAGGGTATTCCTGACGGAACTTATCTTCCCCACCCTCCGCTATCTTAAGTCTTCTCCAATATAACTGATCATCATCTAGATTAAACCTAGTAACTAATATCTCTTCTTTATCGGTTCTTTCAAAGTCCTCTGGGGCCTCTCTACGGTATTCTTCCATAAGAAACCAAGGAACAAAAATAGGAATATACTCATTCTCTCCCTTAACAGCACCCTGCCATAATCTATGGAAAGCATTACCTACTCCATTAGCAGTACTCTCTAAAATTACTTCTGTACCTTTAGCTTGAGAAATACCCTGGAACATACCAGCAAGAATCTTCTCATCATGTGTCCAGAAAGCCACCTCAGAAAGATGCGCAATAGTCGGTGTAGTTCCTCTGCCTGCTTCCGGCGAGCCAGCTGTATATAATCGATACCCTGAATCATTGTGTTCAAACATGATCTCCTTAGCATTAGACTTCTTGAACTTAGGTTTAAACTGCTCAGGCATATTATCAATCGTATTCCTCGACATGCTAAACAAAGCATCCGAGGTAGCGGTATCATGAGCCATAACAACTGACTTGTTATAGGCATTAAAATAACTCTTCCAGAAGACCCTACCAGTAGCATAGGTACTTAAACCCATCTGCCTAGCCTTCAATATAATCGCTCTAACTCTACCAGTTTCTTTTAACTGTTTCTCAATCTGTTCATTAACAATACTCTGAGCGCTATTAAACGTAAATGGCTGAAAGCCCTGCGAAGAATCTTTGGGTAAGATCTTAATCTGTTCTTTAGCAAATAACTCAAAGTTATCCTTGTATTCAGCTAGCTTTTCTCTTCTCTTGAGTTCTCTCAGCGCTTCTAGCTTCTCTTTATTATTCATTACTTGTGTCCTATAAAATACATAAAATGTATATTTCCTATTAGGAACCGACTAATAACTCTTATTACATTTCTAAACGTAATATTTTGTATTAGGTTTTGGGTAACCCCTAGGATTTTTTGGGGGAGGGTTCTTGGGGAATTTTTTTGGGGGTACCTCTCTCTGTGTGTCAAAGAATCAGGGTGGTGGTTTGGGTTCGCCCCTTCCTGCTTTCGTGTCCCCCCTCTTCTGGTGGGTTGCCTTCCTGCGCGTTGCCGTCTGGCCCTGCGGTCCCGCGCTTTCCTTCCTTTGTGGCTTCTGGAGTTCGTTGTGTCCTTCTCTTCTTTTGTTTCCTCTTTGCCCGTTCTCGGTTCTTCCTCTCCTGTCGCTGCTCCTGCTGCGCCTCGTCCTTCGTTGCTGTCCGCTGTGCCTCGTGCTCGGTGGTCTGCTCCTGTGTCGGTTGTGGCGGTGTCGGTGTCTGGTGTGGACTCGGTCTCCGTGGTTTGCTCGGACGGTCGTGTCCGTGTCTGTCGTCCTTCGTACGCCTCGCGTGCCTTGGGTAGGTCGGTCTCGGTGGACCTTGTGTTTTCTCGTTTGTCGGCTCGTGTTGGGTCGTCTGTCCGCTTCTGTGCTGCGTTCGGGTACTCACCTGATACCTGGTTCGTTGGTGTGGAAGCTGTTTAAGGGCTTTCTGGGTTGGCTCCTTGTGGGGCTTTCCCAGAGCGTCTTGCTCGTCCCGCTCCTCGGGGTTTCTGGGGTTGGAGTTTGTTATGCTTTTCTTTGCTCGGTTAGTTGGTTTCCTTGGTCTGCTCGTTTGTGGGCTTTCCTTCCTCGGTGCGTTGTTCATGTTCCCGCCTGTGGAGTGCCTTGTGCTTCTCCTTTGTGGGTTCTGTTTGACCTTCGCTTCTTTCTGTGTTGTTAACTCTTTGGAGATGTAAAATGTTAGTTAAAGAAACAAACCACGATGTCTTAAACATTCGTGAGTACGATGAACACGGATCACATCGCACATTGTATGACTATGACGGTCATACCTCTGTTCGTTGTTGGTATGCGACCAACGAAGACGGTGAGATTGGAATTGTTGGTTTTGACAGTTTAACTCCACACTCTTGTACGTATCACCAAAAGAATAGGGGCTCTGTGATAGTGTATCCTTCTCATCCTAGGTATGCTGAGTTCCCTTTCCCTGAAGTTGAGGTAGAACCGTCACCTTCTGACCAGGATCCTGTCCTTGGTAAGGTAGTTGCCTCTTGGGATGTTTCTGAGTTTCTTTGATAACTGTCATAACTAAGGAGACTACTATGACACAAGACCACTTGTTTGTAACTAAACATCAAAAGGAAATGCTTGAGGAGCTGATTTCCCTACTGTACTACTCACATGAGTTTGCGGGTAATACCTGGGATAACATCCCGCCGGAGATAGTCGCTAAGGGTCTTAAAGGACTTGATGACTTTATCCGTATAATGGATTGGTCTATTAACAGGAGAGATCCTCGCTCTGTTGAGACCTCGGAAGACATTCCATTTTAAACAGTCCTGAGAGTTGCCTTCGGTCGAGGGCTTCTCTGAGCACTGTGCTCGAAACCGTTCCTATGCGGATCATAGGCTGTCATTACTCAAGGAGATTAAAATGACAACTCTCGCCAATAACTTGTTTGGAAACATTCAGGGCATTTCTCGGGTCTTTAACGACAAACAAATTGCAGACATACAACGTCTTCAGTCACTTCCAGGTGCTCAAGCGTCTAGGCCTGCTGCTTTGTTAGCGGTATACAACATGGGTGACCGTGTTATGGTTACTTGTTCGGATAGAAAGACAAGAGCTATTGTAACTAAAACAGTTAACAATACTTTTAACTCTAATCTATCCACACAGGACATTATGAAGAGGCTGGAGAAGCGTCTAGGACAGACTGCTATCTTCTACTCTTGTAGTGTTCAAGGACGTATGTACTCACCTGACGTCTATTTCATTGGTTTAGTATCTATCTAAGGAGAAATCATGTACTTTGTATACCACAAACTCACTGGTGTTCTAGTCACTAAGACAACAGACACTAAAGTGCTCAACGATTACCCACCACAGACCTACAAGGTCATCATCTACTAAGGAGACTCATGATGAAACCACAAC